GTCTCCTCCGGCTCGTCTTCCTGCCCGGCCTCGGCCACCGCCGCCGGCCCTCGTGCTCGTGCCACCACGTCTTCCTCAAACGATCAGGGGTCGATACGGTTGAGGCCAGCCGGAGGGCGGCACAGGGACCGACGAAGCTGGTCGGCGTACTCGTAGTGACAGGACGTACCCCCTCGACCGCCCCCGGCACCAGACTTCTCTACGTGCTCATGGCTCCAAGAACGTGACGGGCTCGCGACCGGCCTCGCCACTGATCATTTCGTGACGTCGCAGCGGATACCAACCCCGGTGACTTCTCTGATCATTTGGCATAGAGAACCTCATGATCTCGAAGATCGTGCCTGCTTGCTTACCGGCTGGCCCCGCGCCCGTCATCAGAAACCGGACATAACATCCTTAAACGCCACTATGCCGGGGCCCTGAGGAAGGGGTGACCACCGGTCGCACCGAGCAGATGGGGTTCTGAGATGGCAAACGAGTCGATCTACGACGAGGGCGCGGTCTGGGAGAGGGCTAAGGCCGCATACATGGCAAGCCACCGAAAGCCAGAGGACACAGACTTTCCCTGCCGTATCCGCGGCGCCGATGGATGACCAACAGGTCGCCATTCCGGCACACCTCTCAGACGATCACGGTGCGCCCGGCCCCCTCACCAGCGGCGGTCTACTCGTCAGGGTAGCCGTCTACACCTCAAGAGCTTCGGCACGGCTCATATTAAATTCAGAAACCATTTTGTCCTGGTATGTCCATGATAGGAGGTAGACACCACTTAATTCATCCACACAGAACGGTTACCTAGCTAAAAAGGAAGCCTAAAATCCCGACCAATCTGCACAGACTGAGAGCATCTGGAGGGCCCGGAAAACGAGAGGTCGGGGAAAGCATGATCCAAGCACGAATCACCAGAATTGCAGTAGGCCTTTCTGTGGCCATGCCCGTGATATTCATCAGTCAACCCGCCACGGCCGCCACGACGCAGGCGTGTACTTTTACTCGCGAACAGGCGCGTAGCATCGCGGGGAGCGGCAATTTTGTCGCATATCCCGCCTATCCGGCTTCTGACTGGGTAGGTACCGGAAGGCAAGGGCCGTTATTCGAGCCGCAAGGCGCTGACAACTACCTAGCCAAAGACGGTACCACCATAACCGACTATCCGGCTCATATACAGCTAAGGTTCTCTCCGCGCCTAAACTGCGCATGGGGGCTGATTTCCCTCGAAAGCACGTGGAGAACGCACTGGCGCAAAACCGCTCAAGCGCCGACCGTCTGGCTTGATACGTCATACGACGGCGGACGCACCATCGCAAGCGGGAAGATCGGCCTAACCAATGTTGCGTCGGGATTCCGTAGCACCTACACGCCAACCGAATCAACCGCAATTGGCAAATGGGTACGCGCCTGCGGCCACGGCGAGCACACCGTCACGGGATACACAACCAAAAAGGCCAGAAGGCTCGGAATAGGCATCAGTACGGAGAACCACCGCAACCCAACCGTATGCACGCATTGGGTTAGATCGACATCGTAGGCGACTGCTCGGCGCCGAGGTTGGTACACCGTGCTCGTGGAAGAGGTAGCGAAGCTCTAATTCCGGCGCGGTCTCCCACGCGCCACGGTGGGATAAGGCTAGCAGAGCCCGTGATCAGTACTATCTTGCCGCGGCTCGCGCCGCCGACGCGGCATGCGACGCGGCCAGGGCCGGGCACGCAGGCGAGGGCACGTCGTGAAGGTGACCTACACCGTCAAGGGTGACGAGCTCGCTATCACCTGGGAGGCTGAGACCCCTGAGGAGATGGCCGAGCTGAAAGAGCAGGCCCTGGCCATCGTCTGCGGCGAGGTGTCGGACGAGGTGCTGGACGGGATCGACCTGTGCCCCATGGGGTGCGGCCGCACCACCGAGGACCCGTACGGCGGCCCCTGTAGAGCATGCTGGGACGCCGCGCCAGGCGTGTCATAGACACCGGTCGCTGTAACTGCGCTGAACAGCGCGGTTACGGCATCCGTGGAGCCTTCCGCACCTAACTGCGCAGCCTCTTGCCGGTTACGAACAGTAGTCATATGGTCGCGGAGACCGTTCGCTACAAGGCGAGGAAGACCCCAATGACAGGCAAGCACCAAGGCGACAAGCCCACCTCCAAGCCGTTCAAAGCGCCCAAGCCAGACAAGAGCACCGGCGACGGCGACGGCGGCGGCGGCCGGCACGAGGGCGGCGACCCGAAAAAGGGCAAGTGACGGCCGACCTCGCGGCCAGCGTCGACGGCATGATCGCCGCTATCAGCGGCGATCGCGCCCCGATCAACGGCACGATCATCGACGCGCTACACGCAGCGCCGCGGCACCTGTTCATCCCCTCGGTAGGCATCGCTCTACCGGCGGCTGGCTTCGCTCTGCCCAGCGCCGGCCCCAAGCTGATCGACCGAGGCAGCGACCCCGCTGGGTGGTGGGCGACTGTGTACGGGCCGGCCGCCATCGTGACCCAGCTCGACGGCGGCGCAACCGACATCCGCACCGTGGAAGGCAGCTACACGTCGTCGAGCTCGGCACCGGGCACCGTCGTCGATCTGCTCACTCAGCTCGACCCCGACTCCGGGCACCGCGTGCTCGAGGTCGGCACCGGCACCGGGTGGACGGCCGCCCTACTGTCGCGCCTGGTCGGCGACGCTTCCGCGGTGGCCTCGATCGAGGTCGACCAGGCCGTCGCCGAGCAAGCGGCGAAGAACCTGGCCACGGCCGGCGTAAACCCGAACCTGATCATCGGCGATGGGGCGGAAGGCTGGTCGGCAGGGGCGCCGTACGACCGCGTTCATGTGACGTGTTCCGTGCACACCGTGCCGTATGCCTGGGTTCAGCAGTGCCGCCCAGGTGCGGTCATTGTCACGCCGTACTCGCCTGGGTTCGACACCGATCACTTGCTGCGGCTGGTCGTCATGCCCAACGGCGAGGCCGTAGGGCGCTTCCCGGGCTATGCCTCGTACATGATGATGCGCTCCCAGCGCGCGAGCGCGAGCTCGCCCGACGATGGAAGCGGTCGCACGTTCGCCAGCGCGATAGATCCTCGCGTGATCAGGTGGGCGCCCGCCGGCGCCCGCCTGGTGATGGCCGCTCTCACCGGTCTGCGCATGCGCGTCGACGATGAGGGACCGATCTTCCTCCTTGACCGCGACGACCCCGATCAGTGGGGCGCCGCGGTCTATGAGCCGGACGGCGAACCGTGGGTGTACGAGCTCGGCGAGCGCCGGCTCTGGGAGGAGGTGACGGCGGCGTACTTCCAGTGGGTGAGCTGGGGGGAGCCGGGCCTGGAGCGGTTCGGCATGACCGTCACCCCTGAAGGGCAACAGGTCTGGCTCGACGTCCCCGAGGCGCGTATAGGCCAGCGCTGAAGGCAGGCCGTCTCGTGACGCTGGCCTGAACTCCACACGCCTCACCACGAAGACCCCGGCACCCTGACATAGGGCCGGGGTCTTCGTGGTGGTCCGGTGCTTTACCGGATCGCGGAATACCAGCTTGAACGCGACCCCTACGTAGTTGGAAGGACGAAATGAGGAGGACGTGCTGGCGAAGAAACAGGCGATCAGGGAAGGTATGCGAGACGATATGCAGATCGCGCGATTTGCGTGATCTTGCGTTATCTTGTCCACACCCTCAGCGCCTCGTCCACACGAAAGCAAGGGGCACATCGCCATGGCGTTTTCTGCCGCGCAGCTCGAGCAAGACTCTGCCTTTGAGCGCTACATCCTCGACGATGTCGCGCCTGCACTTTTCCCGGATCGAGCCAGTCAGGTTTTCGACTACACAGGGGAGCGCGGACTGCCGTTCCGTCTTCACGCCTCGGTTGTTACACGGACCGTCCATGCTCGGGTCCATGTGAATGGTCGCCCTACCGAACTGGACCTGACGCCGCTGGTGTTTGCTGCAGCGTGGAAGATCTTCGACCTCGCGATGGACAACATCCTCGGCCCAGAATCAAGCGGGCAGCCACCCAGAATCTCCAAGAAGTGCAAGGTTGCGCTCAACGGGCATGGGCCGAGCCCACGACCAGCGCCGTTCGCCAACGATCAGGACCTGTGGAAGCGGTACATGCACCTGTACGCCAACACGGCCGATCTGCGGAACTCGGTGGTGCATCGCCAGTTCACGCTCCACCCCGACGGGCGACTGGAGGCCACCGCCAATCCCGGTCAGTCGAGGCTGGCCACAGTGATGACCCGCGAGGAGCTTGAAAACTTTTTTCGAGTGGCACAGGGCTTCTACACTGCGCTGATTAGCGGCAAGCTGCGTACCAGGGAGAGGGAAAACCTGCTCTTCCTCCTCGACCAGTTGCAGGCACATCACAGTCTTGGCGCCCTGCCCGGCCGTCAAATCACACGTACCTCGATCGTCCTGGCCTACCCCACGTCCACAAACTCAGGCGCTCTGGAGTACGACGCGAGACCGGCCGTAGCCGAAGCTCAAGGCCGATTTCCTACGGGGGCGGTCGATCTACTGCTTAAGTTGCCAGACGGCACCATCGTGGGTGGAGACCTCGAAGACGCCCCGACTGATATGGCGTCGATGATCGACCCCGTCAACCTGCCGAAATGGCTAAGTGTGCGCCCTTCGTCCGAATGGACTACCTGGGAGCGTTTCTACAAAGGCTAGAGACGGGCGGGCGCCCGGCGAACCGGGTCATGCTGGGGAGAATCAAATTATGGAGCTGATCCCCGCTGGCCCAACGCCATGACCGGCCCAACGCGCGACGGCAACGGCCGGTACGACCGCGACCCTGACACCGCCCGGCGCGATGCCGAGGCGTGCCGCCTGCGCGCCCAGAACCTGACCTACCGGGAGATCGCGGCCGAGCTCGGCGTGGACGTCCACACCGCGTACGACGCCGTCCAGCGAGGCCTGCGTGACACCCTGCAGGAGCCAGCGGATGATGTGCGCCGGCTGGAGCTGGAGCGGCTCGACGAGCTCGCGCAGAAGGCGCGCGAGGTCATGAACGGCACCCACTACGTCATTGCTCAGGGCAGCGTCGTCCGGCTCACTCGGCGCGGATCTCCGCTGGAGGATGACGGGCCGGTTCTGCAGGCGATCGATCGGCTGCTGCGTATCCAGGAGCGTCGGGCCCGGCTGCTCGGGCTGGACTCGCCGCAGCGCGTGTCGATCGACGCGCAGCAGCTTGGCGACGAGGTCCGGGACCTGATCGCCGCGCTCGTCTCGGGTGACGATGAGGACCTGGACGACGAGCCCGGCCCGGACGGCCTTGGTGACGAGCCCGCCTGACCTGGCGCGCATCGCCGCCTCCGTCGACGAGCTGGTGCGCGCCGGCGACACCCGCCGGCTACGCGCGGTGCAGCGTCAGCTCAAGTCCGCGGTGGACCGCAAGCGGCTCGCGGAGCGGGCCCGGAAGTTCGCCGGCGACCCGGTGGGCTGGGTGCGGCGGCGGCTCAAGCAGGTCGTGTGGTCCAAGCAGCGCGAGGTCCTGGAGTCCGTCAGGGATCACCGGCGCACCGCGGTGCAGTCCGGCCACGGCGTGGGCAAGTCGCACACGGCGTCGCTGGCGGCCGGGTGGTGGCTGGATACGCATCCGCCCGGGCAGGCGTTCGTGGTCACCACGGCGCCGACGTACGCGCAGGTGCGGGCGATCCTGTGGCGGTACATCCGGCGGATCCACAAGGCGGCGGGCCTGCCTGGCCGGGTGAACCAGACCGAGTGGTGGATCGACGACGAGATCGTGGCGTTCGGCCGCAAGCCGTCCGATCACGATGAGAGCGCTTTCCAGGGCATTCACGCGCGCTGGGTATTGGTGATCTTGGATGAGGCGTGCGGCATCCCCGCCCAGCTCTGGGTTGCCGCCGACGCGCTGACCACCAACGCCGACTGCCGCATCTTGGCGATCGGCAACCCGGACAACCCGGCGTCGGAGTTCCGGAAAGTCTGTCGGGCGGGCAGCGGCTGGAACGTGATCAAGATCTCGGCGTTCGACTCGCCGAACCTGACCGGCGAGAAGATCCCGCGCGAGGTGGCGCTGGCCCTGGTCGGACGCGAGTGGGTGGAGGAAAAGCGCGAGGAGTGGGGGGAGGACAACCCCCTCTACCGGGCCAAGGTCCAGGGCGAGTTCACCGAGGACAGCGAATGGCAGGTCGTCCGGTCGTCGGACGTGGCCGCCTGCCGGATCGCCAGGGACGAGCCGCACGCGGCCGAGGACCTGCTGCCGGTCGAGCTCGGCGTCGACGTCGCCGGCGGCGGGGACGAGACTGTCGTGCGCGAGCGGCGCGGCCGGGTGGCCGGCCGGGAGTGGCGCAAGCACACCGACCGGCCGGAGGTGATCGCCCCAATGATCAAGCTAGCGATCAAGGAGACCGGCGCCACCCGAGTAAAGATCGACAGCATCGGCGTCGGGTTCGGCGTGATCGGCGAGCTGCGCAACGACCCGGAGCTGCGCGGCGTGCAGATCATCGGCGTCAACGTGGGGGAGAAGGCCTCCAAGCCGGACAAGTACGTCAACAAGAGGGCCGAGATCTGGTGGGAGGTCGGCCGGCTGCTGTCGGAGCGGCGCGGCTGGGATCTGTCCTCGATGGCCAATGGCGACACCACGGTGGCGCAACTGCTGGAGCCTCGGTGGGACGCCGACCCCACGGGGCGAGTCAGGGTGGAGAAGAAGGAAGAGATCATCAAGCGCCTGGGGCGGAGCCCGGACAACGCGGACGCGTTGCTGCTGGCGTTCTACAGCGGCGGGCCGAAGGGTCGCGTCCGCTTCGTCTAGCAGGAAATATTTTCGTTTGAGCGTCGATCTGCCGAAAGATTTCCTGTTCGCTGTACCATCCGAAGTATGGCGACCCCCGCGGCCAGCTCATTCCGTCAGGCGTTCACCTCCGAACGCCAGGCCGCCGCGGCACGCCCACTGCGCACACCCCTCACCATCCGCGCCGCCCGCCGCCTCGCGCGCATCCTGCCCCGCTGGTCGACCATCCGCACCGCCACCCTGAGCGTGTCCGGATTCGGCCTCATCACCGCCGCCGCCTGGCACCTACACACCGTGGCCGGCCTGGCCACCGCAGGCGTCAGCCTCCTGATCCTGGAGGCCTTGAGCGGCGGTGAACGCAGATGAAATCCCCGCTACGCACCCTGACCGGCCGCATCATCCAGCCGTCGAACAAGGCACCCGTCCCGTACACCTCCCGCGCCCGCACATGGGGCGGCCGCCTGTGGGGCAGCCGGACCGACGCCGAAGCCCAGATGCGCACCATGGGCACCATCGGCACGGTGTTCGGCATCGTCCACCGCACCAGCAACGCCACATCCCAGGTGCAGTGGAAGCTGTGGGAGACCGCCCGCTCCGGCCTGATGGAAGACCGTAAGCCGGTCACCTCGCACCTGGCCCTGGACATCTGGAACCGGCCGAACCCGTTCTACACCGGCCAACTGTTCCGCGAGGCGGTGCAGCAACACGTCGACCTGGTGGGCGAGGGCGTGTGGGTGATCGCCCGCGACCCCCGCATGCGCAGCATCCCCCTGGAGCTGTGGCCGGTGCGGCCCGACCGCATCGAGCCCGTGCCGTCCCGGGAGAACTTCCTGGCCGGCTACGTCTACGTCAGCCCGGACGGCGAGCAGGTGCCGCTCCGCCTGGACGAGGTCATCCGGCTGATGATGCCCAACCCCCTGGACCCGTACCGGGGGATGGGGCCGATCCAATCGGTGCTGACCGACATCGACGCCAGCAAGTACTCGGCGGAGTGGAACCGATCGTTCTTCGTCAACAGTGCCTTGCCGGGCGGCATCATCGAGGTCCCGGGCGAGTGGAACGACGAGGAATTCGGGCAGTTCCGCGAGCGGTGGGAGGAGCAACACCGCGGCGTCGCCGCCGCCCACCGGGTAGCGCTGCTGGAGAGCGGCGCCCGCTGGGTGGACCGCAAGTTCACGATGGTGGACATGCAGTTCGCGGAAATGCGCGGACTGTCCCGCGAGATCATCCGCGAGGCGTACACCATCCCCCAGTTCGCGCTCGGCATCATCGACGACGTCAACCGCGCCACGGCCGAGGCGTCGAAGGCATGGTTCGCCGAGCAACTGACCATCCCGCGGCTGGAGCGCATCAAGGGCGCGGCCAACCAGTTCTTCCTGCCGCTGTTCGGCGATGCGGCCCGCGGCCTGGAGTTCGACTACTGCGACCCCGTCCCACCGGATGCCGAGGCTCGTGACCGGGAGCGGGAGAGCAAGGCCAAGGCGGCCAAGCTGTACGTGGACGCCGGGTTCGCCGGCGGGTCGGTCGTAGAGGCGCTGGAGCTGCCCGAGGCACTGGAGTGGGAGGGCAGGCCTCAGATCACGGCCCCCGCCGCGGCGTCGGCGGCCGCGCTGGAGCCCGCGCAGGACTCGCCAGCGGCGCTGCTGCAGCGCCTGCGCGGCCAGGCCGACGATGAGGACCGGGTCGAGCGGCTGGTAGAGCAGGCCATGGAAGAAATTCGAACGCTGTTCGAATCAGCGTTGGAAGCCATCCTCACCGCCTGGGACACCATCACCACCACCTGGCGCCGCGACCTCGTCGGCCAGGTCCGCCAAGCCGTCGACGACGACGACATCGCCGCCCTGGCCCGCCTCGTCCTCGACACGGACGACGCCGAGACCGAGCTCACGGCCGCGATGGTCGCCCTGGCAAGCGCAGCTGCACAGCAGCTGGCCGACGAGGCCGCCGCCCAGGGCGTCACGGTCGAGCCGGCCGACCCCGACGAGGACGGCCTGGGCGCCACCGCCGTCGTCGTGGCCGCACTGCTGGCCGCCGGCATCACCGCGGCGGCCGCGCGAGAGGCGCTGCGCGTGTGGGGGCCGGACGCCGAGGCGAACGAGGTGGCCCGCCAGGTCGACGAGCACCTGCGGTCGCTGTCCGACCGGACGCTGCGCGACGAGCTCGGCGGCGCACTGCACCACGCCCAGCAGGACGGGCAGCTGGACACGCTGGAGGACGCGCCCGACCCCGAGGTGTGGATCGCGAGCGAGCGCAACGACGCCAACAGCTGCCAGCCCTGCAAGGACGTCGACGACCAGCGGTTCACCGACTACGCCACCGCGCGGGCCGCGTACCCCGTGGGCGCCTACCGCGAGTGCAAGGGCCGCACCCGCTGCCGCGGCACCGTCGTCCCGATCTGGGAGGAGCAGTAATGCCATGGATTGACCTCCCCACGGGCCTCCAGGCCGCACCCGGGCCGCAGGCCGACCTGAGCGAGAGGCGACGCTGGTTCGAGTTCCGCAACGCCGGCGACGACGAGGCAGAGCTCCTGCTGTTCGATCTTGTCGGCGGCTGGTTCGGCATCTACGCCGACGAGTTCGTCGCACAGCTGAACGCGATCACCGCGCGCACGCTGACGGTCCGCGTCAACTCCCCGGGCGGGTCGGTGTTCGAGGGCGTGGCGATCGCCAACGCTCTACGCGCGCACCCGGCCGCGGTGACGGTCCGCGTGGAAGGGCTGGCGGCGTCGATCGCCTCGGTGATCGCCTTGGCCGGAGAGAAGCTGGTCATGGCGCCGAACTCCATGTTCATGATCCATGACGCGAGCTGCAGCACCTGGGGCGACGCCGCCGAGATGCGCAAGACGGCCGAGGTCCTCGACAAGATCTCGGACAACATCGCCGACGCCTACGCCGTCAAGGCCGGCGGCACCCGGGCCGAGTGGCGCGGGCGGATGCTGGCCGAGACCTGGTACACCGCTGACGAGGCGGTCGAAGCGGGCCTGGCCGACGAGCTGATGGTGCCGCCCAAGCTCGACGACCCGGACGAGGGCTTGGACGACGCGGCCGCGCGCATGACCGCCCAGTGGGACCTCAGCTTGTTCGGGTACGCCGGCCGCCTGCAGACGCCACCGCCCGAGGGCGACGCAGGCGCGCACGGGGGCCGCCTGCCCTACCCGCTGTCCCTGGCGGCCACCCCGAAAGACCAGGCGCCGGCTGCGGCTCGGTCGCGTATCCCCCTCGCGACCCCGCATACCCTCCATGCGGAGCCCGTCGAGCAGCCGGCGCCTGCCCCCGTCCTGGTCGACGTGGAGGCCACGCGAGCCGCGCTCACCCCACAGCCCGCGACGGGCACCGGTCCGGACGGCCCAGCCACCGACCCCTGGGCGGATCTCGTCGCCCACCTTCTGCCGACCGCGGAATCCTCCGCGGACGACCTGCTAGCCCATCTGAGGGAGGCATGACGTGACCGCAGCTGTCCTGCCCAAGGACATCCCCATCCCGTCCAGCAGTGACGAGCTGGCGGAGTTCATGGGCGACCCGGGCAAGTACCGCCAGGTGCTCGCCAGCACCAACACCCTGACCGCGTTCATCACCGCCTACGGCCAGAAGCTCCAAGGCGAGGGCACCGACCTTCACCGCGCCGTGGCGGCCGAGACCCAGCGCCAGCTCGCCGCGTACCTAAAGGACAAGGACGTCACCGGCGAGAACGCCGACCGGGTCAAGCGGCTCAACCTCGACCCCCAGGCCCGCGGCGGCAAGCGGGCGAGCATGCTCACCAGCTACGGCCAGGGCGCCGCGCACAACTCGCACGCTCCCGGCGCCGTGCTGGACGCCATGTTCAACACGAGCGTCGAGTATCTGGAGGCAATCTGGCACCTGAGCCCCGGCGATGACGCCGCGGCGAAGAAGGCCGCCATCCGCAACGCCGCTTCCAGCGTGTCGCCGGCCGACGGTGGTTTCCTGGTGCCGGAGACTCTCCGCAGCCAACTGCTGGAGATCGCGCTGGAGATGGCGGTCGTCCGCTCTCGCGCCACGGTCGTGCCCATGGACAGCGCGAGGGTTCCTTTCCCCACGATCGACGTCACCAGCAACGCCTCCAGCCTGTTCGGCGGCATGATCGCCTACTGGGGCGAGGAGTCCGCGGCGCTGACGGAGTCGGACCCGAAGTTCGGCCGGATCACGCTCGACGCGAAGAAGCTGACGGGACTCAGCGTCGTCCCGAACGAGCTGTTGCAGGACAGCATCATCAGCTTCTCGGCGCTGATCGAGCGGCTGTGGCCGATGGTCCTCGCGTTCGAGGAAGACGCCTCGTTCATGACCGGGTCCGGCGTCGGCGAGCCCCTCGGCTTCCTCGGCGCGGGCAACGCCGCCGCCGTCGCGGTCGCCGCCGAGGGCGGCCAGCCCGTGGACACGATCGTCTACGAGAACGTGGTCAACATGTACGCCCGCATGCTGCCATCTAGTCTCGGCAAGGCAGCGTGGATCATCAGCCCCGACACCATCCCGCAGCTGTTCACCATGGCTCTGTCGGTGGGCACTGGCGGCAACAGCGTATTCATCGTCAATGCCGCCGGCCCGGGTCCGATGACGCTGTTCGGGCGGCCGATCATCGTCACCGAGAAGGCCGGCCGCCTCGGCGACCGCGGCGACATCGCGTTCGTCGACCTGTCCTACTACCTGGTCGGCGATCGGCAGACCATGACCGCTGCGTCGAGCACCGACTACCGGTTCGGGCACGACCAGACGGCCTACCGGATCATCCAGCGCGTCGATGGTCGGCCGTGGATCCAGTCGGCGATCACCCCCCACAACGGCGGCTCGCCCCTCAGCCCGTTCGTCGAGCTCGCGGCCCGCTGAGCCAGGAAGGACCAATCGATCATGGCTGTTGAGGCATACGCCCTCGGCAAGAACTTCAACGTCGGCGCCGTCACCGTGCCCACCGATGCTGTCGCCGGCGCCATCACCGGGCTGCGGTCCCGCATGAAAGACGCCGCCGTCTGCAGCTTCGTGGTGGTCACCACAGGCGGCTCCACTGACATCACCGACATCGACCTGCGCGAGCACAACGCTGCGAGCGGCGGCACCTCGCAGGACCTCGACATCATCACGACCTACTACTACAGGTCGGAGGCCAGCCTCGACGGCGACGAGCAGTGGACGAAAGGCACCCAGGCCGCCGCTTCGGAGATCACCAACGTGGGCGCCGCGTCCGAGGAACTCCTCTTGGTCGTCGAGGTCCGCGCTGAGCAGCTTTCCGACGGGTTCGAGTGGGTCTCCCTGGATGTGCCCGACCTCGGCACCAACGGAACACGATTCGTGGCCGTCATCCCCATCCTGTCCGGGCTCAAGGTGCAGCGGGCCCCCGAGAAGCTCGCAGCGCCGCAGTAGGAGGCCGACATGACCACCATGATCCAAGGCGACCAGCTCCGGACGCTGCTACTTGGCACCAAGGTCGACCGGGCCACTGCGGCGCTGCCGCAGACCGCGACCGGCGCGCTGTTCAACGTGACCGGCGGCCGGGTGCTCATCACGAGCCTGGTCGGCCGAGTCACCACCTCCATCCAGGCGCAGGCCAACGCCATCAAGCTGGTGGCCACGCCGTCCGGCTCCGGCGCAGTCAACGACCTGTCGGGCACGGTCGAGTCGAACGCTCTGGCTGCCGGCGGGCTGCTCGGCATCACCGGCCTGGCGGCGGACGCCATGGTCAAAAGCACGGGCGGCGGGGTGTCGAACCTGCGCAATCCAATCGTCGTCGCGGCGGGTGCGATCGGCCTCAACACCGCGGCGTCGAACACGGGCTCGGTGGAGTGGTCGATCACGTACATCCCGCTGGACAACGGCGCGTCGGTGGCAGCGGCCTGATGTCGCTGCTGGTGTGCTCCGACTGCTCGACGCGATACGCGCCGGGCACCGAAGTCTGCCCGCACTGCGGCGGGCGTGAGCGCGTCGAGGAGGGCAGTTCGCTGGGGTCGCGGCTGCCCTTCCTCGACGTCACCTGCCCGCTGCTGGGCTGCCGCGCAGAGGGCAACGTGCGGCGTGTGTACCTACGCGCGGCCGCCCCGGGCGTGGTCGAGATGCCGCATCGGCTGCTGTGCACCTGCTGCGGCGCGGCGATGAAGGCGCTGGCGTCATGGATCGACAAGGAGACCGACGTGCCGAAGGTCACGGTTCACGGTGGGCCCACGAACGCGGCGGCCGAGCGCGAGCAAGAAGCCGACGCCCGGCCGCCCGCCACAGGCGGGGTCGTCGAGCACCTGCCGGTGGTCGGCGAGGGCGACCACGTTCTGCCCGAGCGGGAGCACCCGGGCACGAGCGTGCCGATGGAGGGCATCGAGGTGCCGGGCGACGGCACCGAGTCACCCGAGATCACCGGCGACGGGACCGGCGAGGCTCTGCCACCGGCCGAGCAGGAGGGAGGCGAGGAGCCATCTCCTGGGAGCAACTCCTCGACATCGCCCGAGAAGCCGCAGACGAGCGGCGGGCAGAGCAAGACGGGCCGCCCAAAGCGTGCCCGAACGACGGCGAGCCCCTCGAAGCCGGACCCCGGGGCGAGCTCCACTGCCGGTTCGACGGATACGTCTGGCGAGGGTGACGGCTGAATCCGGTCATCGACCAGTGAGGGGAGGAGGTGGCAACGATGTCGGTCACTCGGGTCTGTTACTGCACGCGGGAGATGGTCAAGAGGGCGCTCGACATCAAGGAGACCGCCCGGACCGACGGCCAGGTCGACCGCGCCATCGAGGCCGCCTCCGACGCGATCGACGGCGGCGCGACCGGCGCCAACCGGGGCGCCGGCATCTTGAAGCGGCGCTTCTACCCGGAGGTGGCGACCAGGTCGTTCGACTGGCCCAACAGGCAGTACGCGCGCAGCTGGCGGCTGTGGCTGGACCAGCACGAGCTCGTGGCCGTGGCCTCTCTCATCGCGGGCGGGGTGAACATCGCGCCAAGCGACCTCGTGCTCTATCCGAGCGACGGCCCGCCGTACAACCGAGTCGAGATCGACTTGGACAGCTCGGCCGCGTTCTCCAGCGGAGCCACGCACCAGCGCAGCATCGCCATCGCGGGCACTTGGGCGGGCTGCACGGCGGACACGGCGGCGGCTGGCACCCTCGCCGGAGGCATCGACGCCAGCCAGACCGGCGTCGGCGTCACCGACTCGGCGCTGATCGGCGTCGGCGACCTGGTCCAGGTCGACTCTGAGCGGATGCTGGTGACATCCAAGCGCATGCTCGACACCGGCGTGAACATCGACGCCGGCGACTCGCTCACCGCTGCGGCGTCGGACGTGTCGATCGTCATGTCCACCACCACGAACGCCCCCACGGTGGACGAGGTCATCCTGGTCGGCTCGGAGCGGATGCTGGTGGTCGACGTCGCCGGCAGCGTGCTCACCGTTAAGAGGGCGTGGGACGGGTCGGTGCTGGCCACGCATGCGCCGGGCGCCGGCATCTACGCGCCGCGGACCCTCACGGTCGTCAGGGGTGCGTACGGCACCACCGCGGCGGCTCACAGCAACAGCGCGGCCGTCTCCCGCCACGTCGTTCCCGGCCTGGTGCGAGACCTCTCTCTCGGCCTGGCGCTCGTGCAGCTGCTCGGCGAGCAGGCCGGGTACGCGCGCACCGCGGGCACGGGGGAGAACCAGCGCGAGGTGACCGGGCGAGGCCTGGTCCAGCTCCGCAAGGACGCCTACGCCGCCTACGGCCGCAAGGCCAGGATCCGGGGGGTGTGAGGTGCTGGACATCGTGGTCGACGTCAAGCTGTCGGGGCCGTTCTTCCGCCCCGGATATGCCGAGCAGGTCATTAAGGCCTACTGCGACGAGGTCCCCCTGAAGGTGGCTGGCGTCGGCAAGGCGGATGTGGACGCCACCTTGCACCGGGTGCTGCAGCACCCGACCGGTTACTACCAGTCGATGATCGCCGTCCGGCACTTCATCGGCGCTGCGGTGATCTACGACCAGCGGGTGATCTACGGCCGGTGGCTGGAAGGCGTTGGCTCTCGCAACTTCCCCGTCACCAGGTTCCGCGGCTACCACACCTTCCGCGACGTGGGCGCGCGCCTGGACGACAAGGCCGAGGAGATCGCCGGGCACGTGCTCCACCAGTACGTCAGGAGGTTGAACTGATGACCCTCGACGTGATCGGCATTCTGGACGCCACGGTGTCGCACGCCCAGAGCCTGGGCCTGTTCGAGTCCGTCAACCGGCACCAGCCCGACAACGCGCCCGGCAACGGCCTGACCGCCGCCGTCACCGTGGCCGAGATCACGCCCGTGCCCGTCGCGTCCGGCCTGATCGCGACCACCGGGCGGGTCGCGCTCAACGTCATGATCTTCGCGCCGCTGCCGCAGGAGCCCGCCGACGACATCGAACCCGTCGTCATCGCCGCGGTGGACGCCCTCATGGGCGCCTACAGCGGAGACTTCGAGCTCGGCGAGCGGGTGCGCAACATCGACCTGCTCGGCGCGCACGGCACCCCGCTGTCGGCGAGCACCGGCTACGTGACGATCGCCGCCCAGACCTACCGGGTCGCGATCATCACCCTCCCGCTGATCATCAACGATCTCTGGAACCAGGCGCCATGACACCACTGGAGCTGGCCCGCGTGGGCTACGAGGCGTACGGCGATCACGTCGACTGGACCAACCACGCCGGCAACGTCATCCCGCGCTGGCGGGAGCTGCCGGCAGCGCAGCGGGCGGCCTGGGAGGTGGCGGCCGCGGCCATCGAGCGGACGCTGCGCGCGGAAAGGAGCGCGACGTGATCATCACCGTGACCCCGACCCTCACGGACGGCGCCATCGTCCGCTGGCACACCTGCCTCAGCGCGGCCCAGATCTACCAGCCCGTCATGACGGCCAGCCGGCACGGCGTACGCGTGGAGACCTACCTCCATGAGATCCCGGCCGAGGTGCTGCGGGCCGCTCAGCGCGCCTACGAGGCCCTGCGTCACGACCGCAACGCGGACGTGACCCACCTGGCCACCCACCGGCACAAGGGGCCCTCGAACGGGCCGCTCGTCCCCGTCGACGAGGAGGACTGACGCATGACCAAGCAGGCGGGTCTCGGCGATGGCTTCTACCTGGACGGCTACGACCTGTCCGGCGATGTCGGCGCGCTCGGCCGGATCGGCGGCGGCCTGGCCGGAACCCAGGACGTGACCGGCATCGACAAGAGCGCGATGGAGCGGATCGGTCTGGCCCGGGACGGGTCGCTGGAGTGGACGTCGTTCTTCAACCCGGCCTTGGCCGCCGCGCACCCGGTGCTGTCCGCGCTGCCGACGACGGACCGGATCGCCACCTACTGCCGCGGCCGGCTGCTCGGCTCGCCGGCGGCGTGCATGGTGGGCAAGCAGGCCAACTACGACCCGTCGAGGGCGGCGGACGGTAGCCTCACGATCTCGGTGCAGGCCCTGGCCAACGGGTTCGGCCTGGAGTGGGGACGGCAGCTCACCGCCGGGACCCGCACCGACACCGGCGCCGCCAACGGCAGCAGCGTGGACTTCGGCGCGGCGGGGACGTTCGGCCTGCAGGCGTGGTTGCACGTCACCGCGTTCACGGGCACGGACGCCACGATCCAGCTGCAGCAGTCGTCCGACGACGGCGCCGGCGACGCGTTCGCGAACGTCACCGGCGGCGCCTTCGCACAGGTGACCTCGGGGCCTGTCGCGCAGCGCATCCAGACCGCGCGGAACCAGGCGGTGGAGCGGTACCTGCGCGTCGTCACCAGCACCAGCGGCGGGTTCTCCTCGCTGTCGTTCCTGGTTGTCGTGTCGGTCAACCCGGTGAGCGTGGTGTTCTGATGGCCGCCTACTGCCCGTGCACGACCGGGACAGTCGCCCTGTACACCGACCCGGCCGATGACGAGCTGCTGGTCGCGGTCCCTGTGGAGGCGTGGGACGAGCACGGCCTGGCCTACGTCGCAGACGTCAGCGAGCTCATCGCGGCCAGGACGCTGCAGGGCTTCGTGCGGCTGGAGCAAGCGTCCGCGCGGCTGCCTCGGCCCGGTACGAAGCCCCAGGAGCCGGTCAGGGTGGGGCCGCCGCCTGCTCGTGGGCCGCGCGGCCCACGAGACCCCAGCGATCCGCGTGGGCCGCGCCCGGCCCCCGAGAGAGGCAGGCAGCCGTGAGACCCCTCACGAGGATCGATCCGTCAGGCCCGGCCGGCGCGTTCCAGACGTACCGGATCATCAGCCCGAACGACCGCGCTGTGCGCGCAGCCTGCGAGCAGGTCGGCTGCGGGGCCTGGCGGCACGGCTGGGAGAGCAAGGTCGATGAGGGGACCGCGCTCGGCCAGGAGCAGGCCGCCTACATCCGGCAGCAGTCCGGGCGCACTTTCCTAGAGCTCCGGACGGGCGAAGGGCTGACGGTATTCCGGTTCATGTCGGGCCAGCGGTGTTTCGCCGAGCACCGCACCCGGCCGGAAACCTTCCTGGTGCGTGGCGGGGACTGGCGCCAGGACCTGGGCCGGCTCAGGCAGCACCAGAACGGCGCGGACTGGGTCGAGGACTTCGGCCTTCATCAGGATCGGCTCGCCGACCAGCAGAGAAAGGGGTAGGTCGTGTCGAAGGAATCAGGTCTCGGGTGGACCGCGATGTCGATCGACGACAGCGGCGGCACCCTGCGGGACATCCGCAACGACTTCACGAACTTCGAATTCGCCACGCCCAGAGCGGTCCAGGACGTCACCGGCGTGGACAAGTTCGCGATGGAGCGGCTGCTGCTGCTCGCCGACATGTCGATCACGCTCAGCGGGGTGTTCAACGACGCCACCAACATGAGCCACGACGTGTTCAAAACCGTGCCGTCCACCTCGGTGGCCCGTGAGTTCACGCTCACCGTGTCCGGGCAGACGTTGGGCACCACGCCGCTGTGCACGCTCCTGTTTACCGACTACGCCCTCACCCGCGCGGCCGACGGCAGCTTCCCGTTCCAGGTGCCCGGCGTGCTCGCCAACGGCGCGGTCCCCACCTGGACAGCCGCGTGAGCGGCTACGTGCGCCCCCGCACCATCAAGCTCACATGGGCGGATGGTGAGTTCGCCGGCCTGGAGATCCGTGCACGCAGGGTCAGCATCGAGACGTTCTTCGACCTCGCCCCCCTCATCGAAGGCGGTATCGATGCCTCCCACCAGGAGGGCCGCAAGGAACTGCTTGCCAAGTTCCAGGACTTCGGGCGGGTGCTCGTCTCCTGGAACCTCGAAGACGAAGACGAGCACGGCAACACGACGCCGATCCCATGCACGGCGGCGGAGTTCATGCAGATGGATCCGAAGTTCGTGCGCGAGGTCCTCGACCAGTGGGCTGAGGCGGTCGCTGGGGTCGCCGACCCTTTGGACGCGCCATCGCCCGGTGGCGAGCCGTTCCAGGAGGCGTCACTGCCTATGGAGACGTTGTCACCGAGCCTCGTGAGCTGAATCGGGCGCGCTGGATCCTCGCGCAGTGCGAGAGGTTCGGATGCCTGCCCAGCGCGCTGATGTCGGAGGACGCAGGACTGATCCGCCTGCTGCGTCTGGAGGAGATGGCCGGACCGGACCCGGAGGAGGTGGGCTGGTGTGAGCAATGAAGTCGAGATCGTCGTCTCCAGCCGGGACCGGTCCGGGCCCGGCATGGCGGCCGCGCGCACCCGTGCTCGGGCCTTCGCCGCCGACACCAAGGCGACCCTCGGCCAGGCTGGGCAGGCCGCTGGCAAGGCGATGGGCGACGGCATCGTCAGCGGCATCTACGGCCGACTTCGCGACAGCCGCGGCCGGTTCACCCGCGGCGGCCAGGACCTCGGCGACGGCATCGCGGGCGGCATCAAGGGCGGCACCGACCGGGGCAGCCGGATCGTGGGCGGGTTCACCTCCTCTGTGCTGTCGTCCTTCGGCCGGCTGGGGCCCGGTATGGGTGCCGCGGTCACCGCTGGCCTGGTCGGGGCGGCGGCCAGTGCGGGCACCATCGCGGGCGGGATCACGCTGGCGGTCGGCGGGGCGATCACGGGCATCGGTGTCGTGTCGGCCGCCCAGTCGCAGAAGGTGCGCCAGGAATGGAGCGACGTCGGGCAGGAGCTGCAGGCGGATCTCGCCGACGCGGCGCAGCCGATGGAGCGATCGCTTCTGCGGGCAGCGACCGTGACCCGGTCGACGTTCGGCCAGCTGAAGCCATACGTGTCGAATTTCTTCTCCGACAGCGCCCCGGCGGTTGATCGTTTCGTGAAGTCGATCGGCAAGGGAGTCGCCTCCCTAGGTCCGGCGCTGGTCCCTCTGGAGCGCGGCTACACCGCGGTGCTCGACGCGATCTCGGCCCGCAACCCGGAGATCTTCGGAGCGCTGGAACGCTCCTTGGAGAATGTCGGCAACATCGCGGAGGAGCACGCCGACGACATCGCCGACGCGTTCACGTTCGCCGCCCGCGCCGTCGAGTCCACCACCGAGGCGCTCGGCTACCTGGCCGACGAGTGGAGCGACTTCACCGGCGAGGCCGAAGCGGGGTCCGACGCGTGGATGGGATGGGGCGAGAGCTTCGCCAAGTGGCTCCACGGCGTCTACAAGGACCTCGGGATCAACACCGACAAGATGCGCGAAGCGGAGGAGCGGTGGAAGGCCGCCGATGCGGCCGCCGCCTCCAACAGCGGGGTCAAGCAGGCCGCCGACGCCACCACGGCGCTCGGCGGCGCTGCCGACGACGCGGCGGCCGGACTGCGTGACCTCAAGGCCGAGATGGAGAACCTCAACGGGCCGGCGCTCGACGCTGCCGAAGCGCAGATCCGGGTCGAGGAGGCGATCGACCGGGCGGCAGAAGCCGCGCGCAAGAACGGCCGCACGCTGGACATCAACACCGAGAAGGGACGGGCCAACAAGGAATCGCTGATCGGCATCGCCCGCGCCGCGCAGGTCATCTTCCGCTGCGATGGCGCCGGGGCCAGCAAGGACCTGCTGAACTGGATCAAGGCCGAAGCGGCCGGCCACGGCTATGACTGGCGCTACAGCATCGGCTTCGACGTCACCGCGCCGGTCCG